TTATACTAATATATATCTATATATTGCCATTTATTCTTAACTTCTTTTACTTCAAAACCATTCACAGAAATTTGATTACTATTATAAAACATTAATGGAATCTTATTATAAATATATGTTCCACCATTATATATATCATAGGATATTCTATAACTATGATAAGCACATAATATATAATAAATTGAATTACAATATCTATATAAAAAATATAAAGTATATATCATATATTTTATAATACTATAATTAATTTAATAATTAATTTAATTACAAATTCCATTATTTATTGCTTTATTTACATTTATATTAGTTGTTAAGGTTAAAATTAAGTGGAATCAATTTATGCCAAATTTTTTTTTCATCCCTGTAACAGATTCGCACCAAGGATCACCATTACACTCATCATTTCCCTCATCATTTCCACCAAATAATGTAACTGGAGTATTTACATTATTATAACCTAAAGTACCTCCCATACCATATCTTAAAGCAACTCCTACTTGGGGAGCAAATAAGTCTAAAATCATTAATGAAAAAGCACCTGTTAATGATATCATTAATAATTCATTTATATTTAAAGTTACTTTTGGAATGTAAAATGCGACAATCGCAATTACTAATGATTCTGTAAAATATCTCATGAAATTTTGAACGAACATTTATATTATAGTAATATAAAAAAAAAATAAATATAAACTTAAATTAATTAAATAATAAAAATTTTTAAATAGATATAAAATTTTTTCTTTCAAGAATTTTAATACATCTTCTTTTTATTTTTCTTGCTTCATTTAATAACATAGGTTGATGAATTGTATTAAAATGTTTTTTACAAATATTATTTATAAAATTATATGATTCATTTAATTGTTTTAAATTACATTTACCTGTAATTATAATATTTCCACTTTGAAAAATTGATATTGTCATTTTTTTACAATCACTAATTCCATATCCTTCACCTTTACCTTTACATATATTATTTTTATCATTATTAGTACATAAACACTTACCGGTATCGTTAATATTACTTTCGTAATTTATATAATATTTTAGATTTACGCCTTGGTAATGACATGGATCAAATGTAACAAATAAATCATATTCATCTAATAAAATATTAAATAATTTTTTTCTGTCTATTCTATAACCTATATCAAAATCACTATTAATTAATGTTATATTAAAATTTGATATAATATCTTCGATATTATATATTGTTCTATTATTTTCATCACCAATACATTTTTTATTAATAGGAATTTTTTTAATATTATTTAATAAAATTTTAATAGTTTCTATTCCATCTTCCTTATTTCTTAAACCACACATTTGACATTTACCATTTCTAAATAATTTTAAATTAACTAAAATATCCAAATTGTATTTATTATTTATATTATACCAAGGTCTAATATAGAAGGTTGTTTGATTATAAAATATTTTTTTTTTTTGTGGATTTTTACGTGTTATTAGATGATTTGGATTTATATCTATAATATTTTCATCTTTTTCTATATTATCACACAGTATTTGTAAATCAATAATATTACCTAAGTAACATGTTGCAGACATTACTGAAATAAGTAATTTGGAAGGAGTAGGTATATTTATGACATCTTTGTATTTATTATCTTTGTAATAATTTTCAATATTAACTTTAAATTTATTTAATAATAAACTTTCATCAAAATCCATAATACTATAATACTTATTTAAATCAATTTTAAATCCATTTAATAATATATATATGTATATAGATATTAAATTTATTAATACATTATTTTTAAATAGTAAAATCATTTACAATTATTTAGAATAATAAACATTATATAAAATAGATATGTTTTCAAAATCTATATTAATAAAAAAAAATGAATTAAATATTGAAAATATTGATAATATTAATTTTGAATTTTATATAAAGAAAAAACGTATTAATGAAAATAATTATGAAAATAATGATGAAAATTTAAATATAATTAATAAAACATTAACTAATAAAATAAATAAATATAAAAATGATTTATTTAATAATAATTTATGGAATGATTTTAGAAAAATTTCAAATAATTATGAATTAGTAAATATTGTATTAAATAGTAAAAATTTAGGTATTAGTTCTTTAAGACCTTTATCAAGATCATATTATAAGATGATAGAAATTATTACTGATTATAAAGTAATAAATAACTTAAATACTAAATTTAATGGTATAAAAAATATAGTACTATTAGCAGAAGCACCTGGTGGATTTTTAGAAGCAATTAATGATATTTTAGGAAATAATGTAAATTATTATGCTATATCATTGATAAAAAATGATAATAATATTCCTTCATGGCACTATGCAATTAAAAAATACATAAAACAAAATAATATTAACTTTTTATATGGACATGATAAAACAGGAGATTTATATAAATTAATTAATATATTTAATTATATAAATAATATAGGTTATTATAGTTGTGAATTAATTACGTCTGATGGAGGAATAGATTTTTCAGAAAATTACATAAATCAAGAAATATTATTTTACAGATTATTTTTATGTGAAATTACTCTTGCATTATCGCTACAAAAAAAAAATGGTACTTTTATTTGTAAATTTTTTGAATTTAATACAATTTTTACTATAAAACTTATATATATATTATATATATTTTATGATAATGTAATAATAACTAAACCAAATATAAGTAGAAAAGCAAATTCTGAGAAATATTTAATATGTAAAAATTTAAAACAAGAAGTACCACAATATATTTTAAAAAATTTTTATAAAATTATTATAAATTGGGATTATGATATAATTGATATATTTAAGTTTAAAATACCAAATTATTTTTTAGATAGTATTAAGATATATAATGAAATTTTACTACAAAAACAATTAAAACATTTTGAATATATTGATGATTTATATAATAATTTAACAAAAAAAAGATTATATAAAATTATTAAGGAACAAATTAAAACTTCCTATAATTGGTGTAAACAATATAATATTATAATAGATATAAATAATATATTCTTAAATTGTGATTTAGCTTATATAATAAATAATTATTATGCATACTTGCTTCTTTTTAAATATCATAAACTTAAAAATGTATAAATTTTTTATCTAATCATATATAAGGTTATATACATTGCATTATTGCCTTATTTGTTTGTTAAGTTAAATATAAAATTTAAAATTAGTATTAATATAATAAATGGTTAATATTTATATTTTAAAATGTCAAAATAGTAAATACTATGTAGGAAAAACAAATAATATAGAAAGAATAAGAAATCATTTTGAAAATAATGGTGCTGTTTTTACAAAAAAATATAAACCTTTAAGTATAGATAAAATTATTGAAAATCAAAATGATTTTGATGAAGATAAATTTGTTAAAGAATATATGAGTATTTACGGAGTAGATAATGTAAGAGGAGGTTCATATTCACAGTTAAATCTTGATATATTTCAAATTGAAAGTTTAAGAAAAGAAATTAATTCATCATTAGATTTATGTAATAATTGCGGAGAAAGTGGTCATTTTATAAATGAATGTCCTAATAAAAAAAAAAGTAATAGAATGAAAATATGGACTATTGAAGAAGATAAATACATTTATAATAATTTTATAAAAAGTGAGTATTATCCTATGTATGAAGCTATTAATAAATTAGAACGTAGTAGAGCAGCAATATTAATAAGAATTAAAAATTTGCAGAATCCAGAGCATATATCATATAAAAGATTTCATAATAATAATTTAGAAAGAATATATAAATGTGGATGTAGTCCGGATATAATTTTTAACTCTAAATCAAAATATAATTCACATTTAAAAAATAAATCACATATTATATTTGAAAAAAAAGAAGAAATAAAAGAATTGAAAATATTATTAACAAAAAAAGATAATAATAATGGTGTTTTACAGAGAAAAATTAATATATTAGAAACAGATAATAAAAAATATTTTAAAATAATTGAAAGTATGAATGATAAAATATTTTTATTAACAGAAGAATTAGAAGATAGTAAAATAAAAAAAATTAGTATTACAGAAGCTATTATTACTCATTTAAAAATTTATGGAGAAGATAAAACATTATTAAATATATTGAGTATTATTATATTTATTATATTAACAAAAAATAGTATATAACATATATAAATAATATATAAACTACTTAAAACAATAAATATATATATATATATATAAATATGTCGGACAATACATATAAAGGAATTGTAAAATGGTATAATAATAAATTACAATATGGTTTTATTACATTATTAGATTCTAATGACGATGTATTTGTTCATGTAAATTCTCTCGATACTACTTATCCTCTTAAATGTTTATTTAAAGGTGAATATATTTCAGTATCAAATTTAGAAGAAACAGAAAAAGGGAAACAAGCATTAAAAGTAACAGGGGTAGATGGGGGGGAACTATTATGTGTATCAAACAAACAACTTGTAAAACTTTTAAATATGAGTTTCACTTTACCTAGTTGGCAACAAGGTAACCAAAGAGGAAAAGGAGGCAAAGGAGGCAAAGGAGGCAAAGGAGGAAAAAGAGGAAAAGATGAGAAAGATTAATATAAATATAAAAAGTATTTAGAGATTTAATTGTATTATTTAATAATGAAAGAACAATATTATGAAGTTATAAATAATGTTAAATATGATAAACAATTATTAAATAAAGCAAGAGAATTAATTGCTGGAAGAGGTGATGGAAGAATTAGTGAAGAAGATGCACAAATTATAGTGAATTCTGGAAAAGATGGTAATATAGTTACTAATTATGAAAAACAAACACTACAGTATATATTAGATAATTTTAATTGTACTGAACCCGCTGTTGCTGTATTATTACCAAGTATTAATTAAGTAAATTTTTTTTTTGATATTTTATATAATATAATTGTATTAATAAAATTAATAAAATTAATAAATTATTTTTTATTAATTTTATTAATTCAATTATTTTTTTCAAATAAATTTTTTAATAAATTTGGAGTAATTTTTTTATGTTTTAATGTTATACTTCTTTTTAATAAATTATCTTTTCTTTCTTCATTAATTTCTAAAACATTAATTAAAGTATCAATTTTATTATTTAATAATTTTATATTATCATTAATTTCATTTAAATTACTATTATTATTTAATTCATCAATATTAGAATTATCTTTATTAATATTATTTAATTCATCAATATTAGAATTATCTTTATTAATATTATTTAATTCATCAATATTA